GATAAGCTGACGGGAGCCGAACGAACCCCTGTCAGCTTAAGCCTTTCGGCTCAGATATGCGCAGTGAATTACTGCGCATATCTCAACCGACCGCCCCGTTAAGGGGCGGCATCGGCTTTTTTCTTTTTGTCGAGAGTCTTTTTGCGCTTGGCGCTTGCTATCATGTGTCCCGCGGCCTCGCGGCTGACACCTTGCATGGCAAGCTTCCTTTCTATCGTGCCGCCGAAGCAGGCCGAGGTGTATTCCCCGTACGACATGCCCAGCGTCTTAGCCTCCAGCGCTACCTCGGAAAGCTCCTTGCCGCCGAGATCGAACAGCAGCCCCGTGCGGCGCGGCCGCGTATAGTGCCGCTTTACCTCCTCTGCCTGCGGCTTCTTGTTCGGCGTGTATCTGTACCGTCCGGCATTGGCCGCCTCCATTCTCTCCCTGGCGCGCTTCTTCGCGCATGCCGGGCAGTATTTGCGGTTGCGCCCTCCCGGAGTCAGGCCGCCGCAGGCCTCGCATCGGATCATCGGCGCGTCGAGTGGAGTCGCGGCTCTTTGACGCTCTTCCCGCTTTTTTCGTGCGGTCTCGCGCTTATACTCGCGCTCCCGCTCGGCGCGGCAGCGCGGGCAGTATATCTGCCGCGAGGAATTTCTGACCGCGGGCTTGCCGCAGTAAAGGCAGTTGAAATATTCAGGCATTTTTCCTGACCTTTCCCGGCCAGAAGCTGCTGCACCAGCCGTTTGCCCTGCAATTCTCGCCGCGCATGCAGCATACGTCGCAGCACCAGTCGTAATAGGTGTTCTCGCTCCGGCGGCATATCTCGCGTATAGCGTACCGGAAGCGCTCCGTGAGCCGCTTCTGCTCGGCCTCCTGCCGCTCGAGCCTTTGCAGCAGGCTTATACCCTCCCGGCACAGCTCCGTGTGCTCGTCCATCGGCACCGCGTTAAGCCTCCGTATAAGCCACAGGCGCAGCTTTTCAATAAGCTTTTTCATGTTTATTCTCCTCCAATAAGTATTGACTTGCCGGTATACATTGCGTAGTTCCGCTCGATAGAAGCGCCGGAGCTGCTATACCAGCCCTTAAGCAGGTAGATCGCGTCGGCCGTATCTATCATTGCGAAGCGGAGGCGCATATAGTCTGCCGGGAGCATGCCCTCCGGCAGCTCAGCAGGATTTAATACGATATGTCCCTGCGCCTCAAGGCTCGTCGCGGCGATATCGAATTCCTCTTTGTAATTGAGCTTGCCGGTGATCTTTCCGGCTATGTAGATCTTCATTCTTCTTCCCTTTCTCCGTACTTGCAATAGAAGTCCTCCGGCACAGTGCAATCTACACACGGGCCATATACACAAGTTAACCCATCAATATCCTCGTAGCTGTACTTGCAGTCCCTGCAGCGCACCACCTGCTCATAGCCCA